ATATAAAAAAATTAGAGATTTTAAAGTGGTGGGGCTATTCCTTGATTGCCTTTTCCACGAAATCTCCTAAGGTACAAGACGCATAGTCAGAGTGCACTTTCCCGGATCCATTAAATGTACACCACCTAACGGTTTCGAAAACCTCGGGCACTTTAATGCTGATATTTTAATGCCCATGATATATTATATCGGGGGAGTTAAGTTATTCGTCGGCGTGAGACACTACTTTAAAATTATTCTATAATAGCAATCAACGGGGCCCGAGTCAGAACCTGCACTGTCTGTGTAATTAATTCCCATCTTGCCAATCTGTAGGGTTACTTGCGTGGTGGTTAAATTAGTTATAGTTCCCCCGTACGGATCATTACTCAAGTCCCATGTTAAATCTGCCTGAAATGGATTGTCTCCCTTAGTAGATTCGCTTGACTTAGAAAACCAAATCATCGCGATCAGATCAGTTCTTCCCAGATTATGAGTAAGAGTGACGGTGTCGGCAAGGCTAACGGTACTAGCACTCCATCCAGAATCATAAGTTGTAATTAAACCAAGCTCAATTTTGTAATTTTCTCCAGCGTAAGCAATAGGGACGTAAGACCCCGCTGGCGCGGATCCCGTAGTTGTCATATTTGATATCTTAATGCCCATTGTATATTATATACACTTATTATATGAAATTCTATGGACAAACTTCCAAGTCTAGTTCAGTGACGCCATCCACTAACACCAGACAAGACTCATCCACTAAGGCGATACAGCAGGCCCCGGCCGTGCAGCTCTCTGCATCAACAGAAGCTCCATCTTCCGCCAAAACGCAATCGGCTGAATCAGGCTCGCTCCCAATGCAGGTCGGACAACACTCGAGATCTAAATCCGTACCGTCAGACTCCAAAGCAAAGCACACTAAATCTTCATCACTTAGGCAGCAGTCGCTGGTCGCCGTAGACATGCCGTAAAAGTTATACATCCTATACGGCGATGCATAAGTGGCGCTGCCGGAAAGTGATATCCCCGCAGTATTCGCACTGGCGTAGAGGCCTGATAAACTTATACCTCCAGCCGTGCTTACCGTCCCTCCAGCGTCAGTGATAAACGAGTATACGCTCCCGGGGTAACTCCCCGAAAACCCAATTGGACCTGATGTAATGAAATCCGCCATTACATTATGTTACACTTTTTAAATCAAATCTTCCTTCCTTAATCCTAGGACCCTAGCCTTCCAATCAGGCATCGATTCCATATCGTCAGCCTCTTTGGATACTAACTCTCTCTGCATCTCCGCAATCTTAATCATTACGTTACGCTCCTCTTCCTCTTGGAATAATTGAACTAAGTTGAGTATAGACGCATTTTGCTGCTGTTTGTTCTGCACGCGTTTTGCTCTATCTCCATTAAGTCGGGTTATTAGACTCTCCATGCGTTTCTCGCACTGATTGTACTCTTCGCTCTTAGTCTTGAGAAGCTCGGCTAGCCTGACTGTCATGTCCCGCTGATCTTCGCACTGCTCGAACATGTGGTTAAGCTTGTCCACGGCTTTTTGAATATTCATTAAGTTAATATAATCGATACAAACATTAATATACAAATTAACCTCATCGGATGTTAGGTCTGGCTTGTCCCAAGTAGCCCTAATGAATTCAGCTTCGAATAAGTCTCTGTCAGCTTTGTTGGTATAGTTATTTATAGTTTGCACAAGTCTGGGAGCCTTTAAGAAACCCAGTAAGGCTTCTAATGATTTTCGCAATTGTACCGTCAGTTTTGATGAGTCCAAAGACTGGTCCGCGCAGTCGTTAACTATTTCAATTATCTCGTCAAGCTTTTTTATAGGACGATATCTTTTACCTCCCGCCGAATCGGAAGGGTGAAGATTTTGCGGCATCGTTTCTTTAATGTGCGCCGCCACCTTGAGAGTTTCCTTGCTTAAAGGCGTAACCTTCTTATCCTGAAACAGCAAAGTGGCAATCTCAAAAGCCTTCATCCCGGCATCGGCGTTATGAGTAATAAACTCTTTTTGGTCTTTAGTTAAGTTTACTCCTTTTACTTTTTCTACTTTTGTGGTTTTGTATTTATAGTCTTTAGACGCCATATACTCACGCACAGCCCTACCCTCTCTAGATCTGCCATCCAGCGACTCATCCATGAAAGCCGCTTTGGTCAAGGCTATTAAGTCAGGAGTAGTCTTGTAGTTATCGTCTATATATTTTTGCTGCTCTTCAGTAAGGTTTATCGGGTCCATAAAATATATCCTTTGTTTGGAGAATCTTTTCTGCTTTTGCTTTGAATTGTTTTTTTAAATTTTTAATTTGCTTATAACCCGCTTTCCTGCCTTTTTCGGTAGTTCGATACCCTAACTCTTTCGCGACGTCCTCTTCAGCCATATTCTCAACAAAAAGCATTTGGTAGATGGAGTAGTTTTTTTCTGACAAAACCTTTTTCATTTCCCCGTGAAGCTTTATCTCCGCCTCTTCTATTTCGAAGGAGTTTCCCCGCTCTGAACCCACCTCGTGCAGGTGAGACTCTATGGTAACCGGCATTTTTATATCGTAAGCGGATTTTTTGGTTTTTTCCCATTTAGCGTAAAGTGGGCATTCGGAGCATTGAGTGCCCTTCTTGGTGAACCCACAAAGCCCTGAAACATTATCCTCTGCCACGCCACTCTGATTAAAGGGGCAACTTAAGCACGGTTTCGCAAAGTTACTATAATAGTTGCGAAGAATATTCTTGAGCTGGTTTGAAATTATCCTGTTTAGCCATGGGCGTAGCGGTCGACCTTGATCCCATTGATTCCATTTTTTAAATAAATGCGTGCGAATGATTTGCTTTACATCATCATAGTCAATCCATGCCAAGGACGTCAAGAACCATTTTCCCTGACGCTTTCTCAACTCCTCTTCAATGATATCGTATTTATCTTCGTATGAAAACTTGCCGCCCTTATCCGTCACTCAACTCACTTGGTTCGCGCGCAGAACGGCATTCATTTAAAGTTTGCTGAATGACATCTTCTCCCGGCACAGTCTTAGGGGTAGGCCGGGCACTAGCCTTTTCATAAGGCAATGAGCTAGAAGCCGCTTGGCTCACTAGATCGCCAAAGGTGCTTCCCCGCCCTGCATTCCCTATTTCGTATTCCAACTTAGATAGACGCGGCACGCTAGCAGGACGCTCCTCGACTGGAGCAGGCTCTAGATCCTCGACAGGAGCTGAAGCTTTTGCCACTTTATTAAATGGCTCTCCACATGACGGACAAAAATTCGGCGCACGCAAGGTATATTCAGCCTTGCCGCCGCACTTCATGCAAAATTCGGTGTTCATACACTTATTTTACACAGAATACAAGCAAAAATCAATTAATTTATTTTACACTAAGTAACCACCTAGCATTCTAGCCTGATCCTTCATGAATCGAAGCTTGTCAGAATTCCCTGAAATTTCAGGAACTCCCGATCTCACATAGTCCACCCCTAATATACCTATAATTTTTCCATTTAAAGTCTTGATCGGCACATTGTAAATACCTGACAAACCTTTGTTTTGGGCCATCTTAAGGAACCCTTGGTCTTTGACTTCATTTACATTTTCATAAATGTATGACCCGTTTTCTATAAGTTCTTTTATATATAAATGATAATTAGATACTCTGTGATTCTGGGACTGCTCGCACTCCACGCTGATCCCTTGCTCTACTACCTCGTAAGTACAGCTAAACTTCTGCTGACCTCGCCCTGAAAAATAATGATCTCCATTATGAAACTCCATCACATAAGCGCGGTCAGCTCCCATTTCCTCAATTAAGAAATTAAGCGCCGTATAAACATTAGTATTTTGTAACGTTTCCTTGATTATGCAATTTTTGTCCTTTTTGGACATATACCGCCGCCCAATCCACACGCTACCTAATGTAGCAAGTGCCGTTATGACCGACGCTAATAACGTTACAAAATCTCCGCTCATGTAGATGTATACACGCTTAATGGGCGATTTCTTTTTCTAATTTTTGAATTATATACTTCTGCAAAGGGCTTCGAAGAATGTCGTGAGTGGTAAATTTAAAAAACTCTATACCCTTATTTCGGCTAGACTCGTCGCTAAATAAGTTACACATTCTCTTAAAACCGCTCCTACCGTTGATGTCGCTTTGCATGAAATCTCCTGAAATAAATAATTTGCTCCCTTGGCCCAGTCTAGTTATTAAGGTCACAAGCTCCTTAAATGTAAAGTTTTGCGCTTCGTCTGCCACAACTACCTTATCTCGCCAATTAGCCCCTCGCAGATAGTTTATCGGCATCGCTTGAATGCGCCCCGTATCGATCAATTCCTTTCGGTCGGTTGTTGAGTTGGGGAGCATCTCAATCAACTTATCCTCTAGGGGCGCCATGTATGGATTGATTTTTTCTTCAATGTTCCCCGGTAATGCCCCAAGCCCCTTGTCGCCACTTTCAATTACTGTTCTCACATACAGCATGTCAAGCTCGTCTTGGGAGCTCAGATGACGCAGTGCAGCATACACGGCCATGTACGTTTTTGTTGATCCTGCGGGCCCACTAATAAACATTATCTGAGTTTTGTGAGACAGGGCTAAAGCTAAAAATTCTTTTTGCCTTGTGGTGAGGCGCAGATTGTTAACTTTAAAGGTTTGTTTTAATTGAGGTATCTCAATTTTTGAAACTTTTGCCATTTGTATATAGTATACACATAGCTACCCCTCCGGGAAAGCCTTTTTTTTAAAAAAATAAATTAATTAGTGTATCTATGTTTATGGGAAAGTCACCAAAGAAAGCTATCGTCAAAAAGAACAACGGGAATATCGAATTCCGTCTTGGGGATGCCGGCCCAACGAAATATGAAATAATGCGGGCAATAGCTAAACATCATACTGTTTACGGGGCCACGGTTTGGCTTAATGCTCCATTGCTTGACCACGAAGGGAAAACCCCTGCCGAACTAATGCTTGGAGGAGACTTGGAGATTGTAATGCGCCTTGTCGAAGAATTTGGGAATGAGCCAAAAAGTTAATAATATTTGCTGGGAGTTTTGCCATGAATATATCCCTGCTCAAATTGATGAGCACGGCGATCCGCAAGTTTTAATACTTAATACCCCTTCAGAATTCGAAGCTGAGCTAGAGAATAGGTTATTGCCGCTTGGGTTTTTCTGTGCTCGTCTCGTACCTCATGGGGCATGCTCTATCATGCAGTTCAAAAAAGTCCCGCGCCCTGCAGGTAAAGGATATTAGCGAAGAGTATTCTCAGCTTCACTGCTGCACATGTAGGCTCCTTGAGCGGATTTGTTATTAATTGAGCGCTAGGAAGGCGGTTCTGAAGGTTTCCAAGCATCGCTATCTAGAATCGCTAGAATTTCAGAATGTGTGTACGCTTCCTTGTCGTAGAGAAAGCTAGGCTTAGTACCTTCGTATTTTACGAAAGTTTGAGTGCCTGCTATGTTCCAGCACAAATTGGGGGGCCCGTTTTCAAGCACTTCGGAAAACACAATGTCGTCCGTCTCGTCTGCGTTTAAAATTACGTATTTTCTCATGTTGGTACGTTGAGGTCAGTTAGACTCGCTCCGCTTGCCGTTAAAGTCTCGCTGCCTATTTGGTCATTAATGGACGTACCTGAAGAATCGTCGCCCATTCGCCACCAACCGGTGGCATTGTACCCTGCAGAAATATCAATAGGACTTCCGCTGTTGTATATTGCGGTTACTTCGCTTGGAGATAACCCCGCCGAGTGGAAGCTGATCTCATCCATTTCTCCCGCAAAATAATAACCGGCAGCACCCCAATATCCAAAAGAAGCGACGTTAAAAGTGCCTGATTCTGACCTACTGTTTTTTTCTACGCCATTTATATAAATCTTTTCTGTCCCAGCAGATCGGGTAATGACTAAATGATACCAATTGTTTACGGAATACGCAGATGAAATAGACTGTACTGTCCCATGCCCTTTTAAGGTAAACGTGCCAGCGTTGATAAAAGCGCGCCCACCACCTGCAGTGTCTGAAAACAGAAAATCTTGAGTGGTAGAGGTAGGATAAAACCACATAGACAAAGCAAAATCCGTTGTTCCCAGAGTGATGTTCTTGTTAGTCGCGGACGCCCCGAAGTACAAATGGTCGTCTGTGCCGTCGTCGTCGTAGTGGTAGTCGTCGTCGTAGTGGTAGTCGTAGTCGTAGTCGTAGTCGTCGTCGTAGTGGTAGTCGTAGTCGTCGTCGGAGCCACGGTAGTCGTAGTTGTTGTCGGAGCTGCCGTAGTCGTCGTAGTAGTAGTCGTAGTCGGAGCCACGGTAGTCGTAGTTGTTGTCGTAGTTGTTGTCGTAGTCGTAGTCGGAGCTGCCGTAGTCGTAGTGGTAGTCGTGGTCGGAGCCACGGTAGTAGTCGTCGTCGGAGCCACGGTAGTAGTCGTCGTCGGAGCCACGGTAGTAGTCGTCGTCGGAGCCACGGTAGTAGTCGTAACGGCTCCTCCTCCGCCGCCGCAGGCGCCGTCTACAAAATCTCCCGAACTAGTATAACGCCAACCCTCGTCTTTCGGGTCTAGCATTAGACCAGTAGTTCCCCATGACCCAGAGAAAATATTTATTTTGCGGTTGTATTCGCTTTGCGGTTGTATTCGCGTATTACATAATCATTGTAATTCTGAGAAGATACCCAAGTTGTACTCTCCGCATAAAGCCCCGTTATTTGTGCGCGATAAGTACACCACGTTCCAGAGCCGGAAGCGTAGTCGGCGTGAACTTGATCTGCTAGATAACGAGACATTACTCCATTGAGCTAGAGTGCTGCATAAATTGAACCAAGCTCAGCTGCGTCCTCGGAAGCATCGATATTTTCCTGTATCGCCGCGTACTTGACCCTTATGTCTTGCCTTTGCGTTTCCGCATGATCAGCCTCAGCCGGTATGGTCGCCTTCGTGTCCCATGGGGCGAATTCAGCAGCGCGCACTTCGCGGCGTTTCGTATGACAAATTTCTTTAGCCGCGTTCAAGTCTACAATAACGAGACCCCCCTCTAGTTTCCATGCATTGCGAAAAGTTCGGTCGGATGGAATGAAGTCGCTGCCCAGCACTAACGCGCCCCCTAGGTCGGAAGATATTTTTTCGGCCGATTTATTCACCGGATGGATGATGGAAAGGCCGTGTTTGTTTTGTTGGATTACTACTTTCATGTGATTAAAATACCACTACGGATACATAGTTCTGATCAATAGCTCCTGATGAGCCTCTTATGGACATTTGTACATCAGAATTTGTTAAGGCTAAAGCGACTTTAAGTCCGTCACCACTGTATGTAGTTATAACAACTGCGTTTTCTATATCATTAGTATAATTTATTGTATATACTCCCACCCCACCGTCCGTTATACTATCCACATTAAAACTCTTGGTGATACTTGCGGTCAAATTTGCGGCAGTTCCATCAAAGGCGACGTATGCACGGGGGGAGTCGCCACTACTGCCCGCTGCTAGGACTACGACTTTCAGGAATGCGCCGTTAAATGTAGTTGTGCTGCCTTGGGATGTTATTGCCGTTCCGCTAGAAGATATTATGGGCCAATAACCGTTGCTCCCTAATTGTACAGTTATAGTATTTGAGGTCAACGCCGAGGTATCCCACCCTTCAACCATTGCAGTTGCACCTCCGCCATCGATCCCTCCCGTATAGATGGCTGTCTGAACACGGTGCGCATTAGTGCCCGCCGCATCGTCTGCAACATACACGGCCACTATAACGTCTTCGGTTCCTAGATTATGCGTAACCGTTAAGGTTGCGGCGTCGTCAACTGTAGTACCGCCGATACTTGTGGCGAATCCTTCCACGTATCTTCCGCCCAGCCCAGTACCCGCTGATAGGACTACGACTTTTAGGTATTTGCTCGCAAAAGAAGTCACGTTTGAGGTGCCGGAGCTGGAGATGTACCGATATCCCGCTGATCCCAATTGGACCGTAAGACTATTGGTTGTTGTGTTCGTAACGATAGCCCCCATAGGATAACTCGATCCGTCAGCTTTAAAGTTGTCCCACCCC